AAGTGAAGTATTAGAAAGTGTTCTTACTAAGGGAAAGTAATGCCTAGATTTAGTAAAAAATCTTTATCTAAACTAGAGACTTGTGATAAGCGTTTACAAGATTTATTTTTACGTGTAGTAAAAAAATTTGATTGTACAATTATTGAAGGTCATAGAAGTAAGGATAGGCAAAATAAACTATTTAAAGAAGGGAAATCTAAGCTGAAATATCCTAAAGGTAAGCATAATGCAATACCAAGTAAAGCAGTAGATGTAGCTCCATATCCAATTGATTGGAATGATAGAGAAAGATTTACATACTTTGCAGGTTATGTGTTAGGTATAGCTTATGAAATGGGATTAAAAATCAGATGGGGAGGAGATTGGGATATGGATACCCAGGTTAAAGATAATAACTTTGACGATCTTCCTCATTTTGAAATCAGAGATGCATGAAGGCTTTAGAACAAGTTGTAATCTTCCCTGATTTACATTTCCCTTTACATGATGAAAAAGCATTTAAATGTGCTTTGAAAGTGTTAGAAATAGTAAAACCATCTGCTTTCTTGTGTCTAGGTGATATAGCTGAAGGTAATTCAGTATCACATTGGAAGTGGAAAAAAAAGAAGAGACCTCCTATTGAATATCAATTACCTGATATTGAAAAGGAAGTAAATGAAGTTAATAAACATTTTGATAGGATTGATGAGGTATTAGATAAAACAAATGTTAAAACTAAATTATTTGCACAAGGCAATCATGAAATTTGGTTTGATAATTTTGTAGAAGAGAATCCTTATCTAAAGCAATATGGTAGTAAAAAAGCATTACAAATTAAAGAGCGTGGTTACAAATGGTATGATTATGGTCTTGAATTTAAAATTCTTAATAGTAAACTGTATGCATACCATGGGGGTCATTGGTCTGGTATTAACCATACAAGGTCTCATGTCCAAAATTTGGGAGTTAATATTATTTATGGGCACACTCATGATGCAATTAAAAGTGTTGTTTCACACTTGGATGGTGCAAAAATGGCACACTCTATGGGATGTCTATGCGATATGAATAAAGAATTTTTAAAAAATAGGTCAACCAATTGGACACATAACATGGGAATACTAGATATTTATAAAGATGGTTTTTTTAATTTAAATGTTATGACTATTATAGAAGGTAGAACATCATTAAATGGAGAGTTAATTAAATGACTACAGAATTAAAAGAGTCTTCTGGAATTAAATTTAGCCTCAGTTTTCTCATTCAAATAATTACTGCAATCGTACTTGGCGTTTGGGGATACAGTCAGTTAGATTCAAGAATCAGTTTTTTGGAAACAATGACATCTAGTAATAGTCAACATATTGAATCTATACAAACTGAACAAGCTAATTCACAGGACAAACCAATAAGTTCAGATCACATACAAAATACGTCTCTTCGTTTTCTTGAAAGAGAGATGGCAAAACATGAAGCTGAGATATTTAGATTAAGAGATATGATTTATAATATGAGATGAGTTCACTTGGAGGATTATTTAAATACTTAATTAATATGAAAACTATTAAAGGTATAAATCAAGAACGTAGAAAACATTATGGTAAAAAAAAGAAAAAGAAAGTAAAAAATGCCAAAAGCTCTAATAAACGTAAATAGATTTGATGCAGGTTTAATTAATTCAACTAATGCTAGAGACATTCCAGAAAATGCATTATCATTAGCAGATAATATTATTCTTGATGAAAGAAATAGTATTAAAGCATTAGGTGGTAATATACCACATCAAAACGTACCATCTACACAAGCAGGTGGAATTGCTGCAGGTACTGGAGTATTTGTATTTGAATCAGACCATGAAGCAGGTTCTAGTTCTTTAGACACAGGAGAAAACTGGTTAGCTCTTGCAGATGGTATTACAGGTACTGTTGACCTTTATAATTTAACAGACGATTCTTTTGAAGCTGAAGCAATAGATTTAGGTACAGTAACTTCTAAACATTTTAGTGCAACCAAATTATCATTTACACGGGGTTCGGATGGAGCATCTGATACTATTGGAGATAGTGATAGTACGTTTTTAGATTTAGATGCAGGTGGTGGAAATATTGATGGAATTAGAAAGGGTGATATTATATCTATAAATAATGTAGATGATACAGCTAATAATTTTGCATCATTAAAAGTAAAAGATGTAGTTGCAGGTACAATTACATTAGACCATTCTGGTGAATTAATAACAGATGCATCAGAAAGTGGAACTCCTGTATTAACTAAAATGTTTCAAGCTGAATTTTATTACGCTAATGAAGGGTTAAGAGTTGCAGATAGAGCTTTTGGAGAACAATTACAACCATATAAATATTTATATATTAAACGTTCACATTTTCATGGAACAAGTTCTGTAGATACATATAATAATTGGTTTTCAAAAGCTAATACATTAGCAGAACCTACTAATTTAACTATTCATGCATCTGATTATCCAAGTAGTGGGACAGGATTTGAATTTACTTTAGCTAGTGGTACTGCAAATACTGGTTCATGGAGAAGTGCAAAAACATATCAATTTGCATTATCATTTATTTATGATGAAAGTGGACAAGAGTCTTTATTATTAGTACCATCTTCTAATAATACATTTTCACCAACTAATGATTTTAGCCCTATGACTATAGAGTTAAGAGCAAAGTCTGCATATGAACCTAGATTGTCAGGTGCAAGAATATATTATAGAGAAGATGGTAGTGATGATCCTTGGGGTTTATTTTTAGATATTAGTATGAGAGATGGTGCTAGAACTAAATTATCTAATCTTTATAATCCATGGGAAAATGGTAGTGATAATACAGAAGCAAAGATAAGCAATACTGCATTAATATCTACAGGACCAAATTTAGAAACATATGAAATATTAAATGGCTTTGGACCTGATGAAACTAAAATTACAATTAGTGGTAACGGAGAAGGTTATAAAACTTCTGTAGTTGCTAACAAAAGAACATTTGTTGCTAATGTAAAAACATTAAATAATGATGGAGAGTTGGTTCAAATGAGGGACAGAATAATGTATAGTCCTGTAAATAAATTTGATACATTTCCAAGAAGTTATTTTGTTGATGTGGTTCAAGGTGATTCAGAAGAGTATGTTAAACTAGAAGAATATTCAGATAGATTATTAGCATTTAAACAAAAAAGGTTATATGTCATTAACATATCTGGTGCATCTTCTTCTTGGTTTTTAGAAGATATAAAAGATTTTTGTGGTATATCACATCAAGGTGCATCTGTTAAAACAGAATTTGGAATAGTATGGGCTAATGAATATGGAGTATTTTTATATGATGGTCGTAGTGTAACTAATTTAATTAGAGGTAAAATAAAAGAATCTGAATGGGAATCATTTTTTGGCAAAGCTACTGCAGTAGGTTATAATCCTAAAAAATATTATGTAGTTATTCTAAATGATTCATTTGCTACTACAAATAGTGGTACAGTTTATATATATGATTTTAGAACACAATCATTTGTAAAAGGCACAGATGCATTTGACAATAGTGTTAATAGGTCTAATATGGTTACTGATTGGAATGGTAATATGTTGGTTGCATATTCTAATAAACTTAGAACTGAACCTACAATAGATAAAGTTCTTTCTACATGGGATAGTTTAGAAAATAGAGTTTGGCAATCATCTAGTGATAATGTAGTAGTAAAAGAATGGTCTGATAATCCTAGAGCTGTAGCTAGTGGTAAATTTAGTATAGCTACAAAAGATTTTGATTTAGGAATACCTGCAAAAATAAAAAAATTATATGCAGTTACAATTACTTATAAAAGTGATGTTGCACAAACAAATCCAGTATTTTATGCAATAGATGGTTCTGATACTTTTGTAGCAATGACTGGTAATATGGAAGTATCTTCTTCTTGGAAAAAACTTAGAGCAGTAGTATCTTCTCCTGTAGAGTTTCAAAGTATTAAAATTAAGATAGAAAATACTACAACCACTAGTACTACTACAGGAATACAAATTAATGACATATCAATAGAGTATAGAGCTTTATTTAAGAGAGTAACAAGTGGATAGTATAGAAAGAAGATTAAGAAATTTAGGTCAGCGTAAAGTTGTGTTTTTAAATACACCACCTTCACCTGACCAATTGAATGATGAAGAACAAGTATATGTTTTATCTCCTAATCAAAATTTACGATTATATGTAAAAAAGGGAACAAAACTATACTATAATGAATTTACACCTATAGAGGATGCTAAAACCAATAATTGGGAGGATTTAACATAATGGCAACTCCAGCACAAGTTTTATATGCAAAAGACAAAAGAAACTCATACAATAGTCTTGCTACAGAACAATTAAAGCAACAAGAAAATATAGAAAAGCGTAATCGTAGAATGGGTTTAGGAAGACTTGCAGGTTCGTTGTTAGGTGGTGCTTTAGCTTTATCTACTGGAGGAGCAAGTTTATTAGGTTCTAAACTTCTTTTTCAAGCAGCAGCAGTTGGAGCTGGTTCATTTTTAGGACAAAGATTAGCAGGTGGTACTACAAGAAAATTAGATCCTTTAGAAAAAGGAAAATTTTTTAGAGAACAAACAGAAGCAGCATCAGATGAATATACTGGAGCTATTTCTGACTTAAAAAGATTAGCAGGGCAAAGAGCATTATCAGATACATTTTCTACATTTGCTTTAGGTGGATTAGATAAAATTCCTGGTTTAAGTGAAGCAGGTCAAAAAATAAGAGGTTTTGCAACAGGTGGTGCAGAAGGTGGAGTTAGAAGTGCTATTAGAGGTGGTGTAGATATTGCTAA